TTCATTGGACATCTACAGTGAGTGAGAATTTTTCTCTTTCTGCTGATGGAAGTGATTATGATTTTGAATACAACTTTGGAGATTCAATTCCTCACACTGTTTATCTGTGTATAAATAATCCTAGTCAGATTCAAGATTTTGAGATTGGGTTTGGTCCTGGTGTAGCTCAGTCAATCTCCAATCTTCAGCAATTAGAAGGTTTTGGCGAGTGGGATGGTGATAATATGGCATTTACATCTTTAGATTTTACAGGACTCACTTCATTTAATCAATTATATAATACAGGTACGGGACTTCAGCATATAAATATTACAGATTGTATAAACTTGAATGATGTTAATTTGAACAATAATGCTTTAACACAAGCTTCTGTAGATCATGTTCTTATTACACTTGATAATAATGGTTTAACAGGTGGATATGTTGATGTTAATGGTGGAACTAGTGCTACACCATCTGTTGCAGGTTTAGCAGCTGAAGCAAGTCTTGTAGGAAAAGGCTGGAGTGTATTCTATAACCCATAAAATTTAAATATCATGCCAATTAAGAAAGTAACCCCAGAAGAAAAAGCTATTAGAGAAGCTATTAAAGAAGCTGCAAAAGCTAATAAAAAACAATCCTAAACACACTAGAAATGGCAAATAGTAAAAAAGATTTAAGAGCTTATGTCCGCTTTGATGGAAGCGGCAGAGTGGTTGCAGGTAGCTTGGTCTTAAGACGCAAGAAACCTAAGGTGGGTAAATGGATGGAAATCCAAACCTACGAGTGCTGCAATGAAACAACAACTACTACAACAACCCCCTCAATTGGTTAAACATGGCAACAAATAAAAAAGACCTGAAAGCCTTTGTACGTTATGATGGTACAGGCAGAGTTGTGTCTAGCAGTGTCATCCTAGCTAGAACAAAGCCCAAGGTGGGCAACTGGAAAGAAATCCAGACGTATGAATGTTGTGGTCCTGTTGTAGGAGATTTTCTTCTCCTGGAAAGTTCCACATCTATAGACAATCAATACATTCTTCAAGAAGACGGAAGTCGCATAATCCTTTAATACTATGGATAAAAAGATTAGTCAACTTACAGCAGCCTCCACCCCTCTTACGGGAACAGAAGAGCTTGCTATTGTACAATCTGGTAGCACTGTTAAAGCTACAGCTCAAGATGTAGCTGATTTAGCTCCCCCAACAATTGTTATTGCGGGCACTGGTTTAAATTCAACATTGAGAGACGGAACAGATAATGTTGCTAGTGGAGAGTACTCCACTGCTTTTGGTACTGTTAATTCAGCAACAGGTTTTTCTTCGACCATTGCTGGTGGAGATGGGAACTTGGCAACTGCTGGCAGAGCTACTATAGTAGGTGGTTCAGCAAATGAAATCACTTTAAATAGTGAGTATTCATTTATTGGTGGTGGAGGATTTAATCGTGTATCTAGTATGGGTTCTGCAATTTTAGGTGGGTTTGGTGCTGTTACAACTAGATATGGTCAAAGATCTTGGAGCAGTGGAACATTTGCAGATTTTGGTGACAGTCAACAAATTGATCTTGTAGCCAGAACTAAAACTACAAATGCTGCTCCTACAACTCTTTGGTTAGATGGATTTGACGATCGCATCACAATTGCCTCTGGTTTTGCACTATTTGCTACAATTAGTATTGCTGGAATCAGATCTAACGGAGCTTCAGCAGCTCATTATATTAGAAAGGTTGCTATTAAGAATGTTGGTGGTACAACCTCTTTAATTGGTACAGTGAGCACTATTGGTACAGATGTTGAAGATAATGCTGCATATGATGTAACCATCACAGCAGATGATACAAATGATGCTCTTGATATAAAAGTGACAGGTGTAGTTGGTGAAACAATTAGATGGACTGCACACATCCAAGGAGTTGAAATTAAATACGGTGCTTAATATAAAACCTAAATAATGGCAATTAAATCCCTGTTCCCTGAGGAGATGATGAAGTCTTCTGGAGGAGAAATGACACTGGAAAATGTAGCTGCTAAGCTTACACATTTCCACGAGCAATTACATCTATTGCATTGGCAGACAACAAGTTACGCAGAGCACCAAGCTCTTGGAGGACTGTACGATTATGTACATGATTTCAAGGATGGTGTGATTGAGAAGCTTATGGGCTACACAGGAAAGCGTCCTTCAGGATATAAGATTGATCCTATTGGAGCAGCTACAGCAACAGCTGTTGTGAGTGAGCTGATGGGCTTTGCGTCTAGCTTGAAGAGCTTTGCTGAGAGCAATGGCTACCATGACATTGCAAATCTGGCTGATAGCTTGAGTGGTGAGGCTGCTAAAACCAAGTACCTGCTAACACTGTCCTAATGCAAATAAATAAGAAGTTTTTCCCTGAGGTGATGCAAGATAACGAAATGGCTTATTTTGCTCACCTTGAGGGGATACTTAGTTCTGTTGATGAGCTCTCATCCTTGGAGATTACAAGGAATCCCCACTCCTACCACTTCAGGCTAGCCCCTAGTCTACCTAAATATACAGAGCTGCTTTTAGAGGAGATCCTGAAATTCCATAACATGCTCCAAATCAGGCTGATATTATCCAAGAGCATCAAAACCTCAGCCGTAATCAACTTTGAAATAAATTTGGATAATTAGAATATTTTCCCTTATCTTTGTTATTAAAACCAAAATTACATATGGCAAACAAGATTACCTACGATCCTAACAAGAAGTACACCTGGGGACCTGAAGATAGTTTCATCCTCTCTGGGGCAGAATTTGGACTTGTACTCAACACCTTAAGAGCTGTCCTCAGCACAGAGGAAGCTGCTCGCATTCTGTTAGCTGCTAGAGCTAATGAGATTATTGAAGGTACGCTCGGTAGAGCTGTAGAGGATGGTATTGCTAAAGAAGTTCCTGATACACAGGACGCAAATCTGTAAAAATGAGAGTCAAAAAAGCAAGAAATGGAGAGGCAACACAACAGCCTCCCAAGAAAAAGAATCCATATCTGATTGATCAGTATGGAGATACCCTTCGTGTAGGTACTAAGAAGTATGCTGCTGAAGAGAAGCGTAGAAAAGACTATGGTGATTGGCTTATGAAAGAGTCACCAAAAGCTGCTCCTAAGAAGAAAATGAAGACTGGTGGTAAGCAGATGCTCAAAAGAGCTGATGGTTCCACTTCTCAAAGAGGTTTGTGGGATAACATTCGTGCTGCAGCTAAGAAGAATAAAGCTGCTGGCAAGCCTGGCAAGAAGCCCACAGCTGCCATGCTTAAACAAGAGAAGAAGATTAAAGCTAAATCTAAATAATAATGGCAAAGATTACTAAAGCAAAAGGTGGAAGTTTAGTGGGTCTCACTGCTTCCAACAAGCGTGTAGGACCTGTTGATCCTAAAGGTGCTTGGACAAAAGTTCAAAAGAAAACACTAGCTGGATCAAAAGGAAAAGCTCCCCTTACAGAAGATAAGGAGCTGGGTGCTACTAAAATGACTGCTAAGAAAGGTGCAAATGTAGCTAAGGGTGGTAAATGGATTCAGAAAGCCATTAAGAAGCCTGGAGCTTTGCGTCAGTCTCTTGGTGTTAAGAAAGGAGAAACCATCCCTGCTGGTAAGCTTGCAGCTGCTGCAAAGAAGCCTGGTAAAATGGGTCAGAGAGCTCGTCTTGCTCAGACTCTCAAGAAGATGAAGAAAAAATAATGCCCAGAATTAAAAAAGCTGGTCCCTGGAATCCCCAAAAGGCTTCTGCCTATGTAGGAAAAGGTGTTCTCAAATATGGGGACACCATTCCTGCTATAAGGGGATCCTTCACTCCCGTTCCTAATGGTCCTCTGATTAAGAAGAAAGGAGAGTTTAAAGGCTCTACACTTAAGAAGGGTGGTACAATTGTGAAGGTAGGGGGACAGACTCACAAGGTATTTAAGAATAAGAAGGGTGATGTTGTTGTAGACCACACAGCTGGCATTCCTGCTGGTAAGTGGGACAAGATTAACCTCACCAAGAAAGCCAAAGCTAAGACAGTAAAGCAAGGTGTTGCTTCTGTTAGAAAATGGCACAAGGACAATCCTGATTACTATAAAAATAAGAAAAATGGCAAGGATTCCAAAAGCACAACCAGGAAGAAAGGTAAGGCTTAAAGAAGATAGCAGAGACTACATCACCAAGATTAAGACTGATGATGAAGGAAATGTTGCTTCTTTGAAGTCTAGACGAACTGTAAAAGGACTTCTCACAGGTGCTCCTCGTGCTAAAAAGATCATGAAGAATGGTGGTAAGACACCAGCTTGGCAGAGAAAGGAAGGAAAGAATCCTGAGGGTGGGTTGAATGCAAAGGGAGTAGCAAGCTATAGAAAAGCTAATCCTGGAAGCAAACTCAAAACTGCTGTCACCACTAAACCTTCCAAGCTTAAGCCTGGAAGTAAAGCTGCTAGTAGACGTAAATCATTTTGTAGTAGAATGTCAGGTATGAAGAAGAAACTGACATCCGCCAAAACTGCTAATGATCCTAATAGCAGAATCAATAAGAGTCTTCGTAAATGGAACTGTTAACAATTTAAATATCTAAAAACAATGGCAAAAATTAAAAAGGCAATGGGTGGATATTCTACTCCCATGAAAGCTAAATCTGGTAAAAGTTTTCCTGATTTGAACAATGATAAAAAGATCACCAAAGCTGATGTTTTGATTGGTCGTGGTGTACTTAAAGCTGAGAAAGGAAGCAAGGTGGCTAAAGCTAAGAAAGCTGCCAATGGTATAATGTCCACCACTACACCTATGCAAAGAGCTGAAAGAGCTAGAGTAGCAAGAGAAAGAGGTGAAGCTCCTATGAGAAGAAAAGCTCGTGCAGCAGCAGCTATGGATAGTGCTCCTATGATGATGAAGAAAGGAGGAAAGGCTACAAAGAAGCAAGCTGCTACAGCAATTGCTATGAAGAAAGCTGGTAAAGCTCCTAAGAAAATGATGGTTGGTGGTAAATGTAAATATGGTTGCTAATGAAAGCAGGTAAACCTAAAAAAGCACCGAAGGTACATAACCCTCGTCCTAATGCTAATTATATGAAAGAGGCTGACACAAAGCTCAGACTAAAGAGCAAGATGTGGCCTCTGAAACAAAAGCGTCTTTCCAAGTAATAAGAGGTCCCTCACAGTAGGGACCTTTTTAATTTAAACCAATATGAAAATAACATGTGTGTGTCCTTGTTGGAAGAGACCACAAAGGACGATTAGAGCAATTGAATCTGTTCTTGCTCAGCAATTTGATGAATGGGAAGCTATTTTTATTGGAGATGCGTGCCCTGAGTTTCAAAAGAGACTAGATGATGGCACCTTCAAGAAGTATGAAGAGCAAGCTCCTGCAAGAGGTGGTAAGATGATTTTTGAAAATCTTACAGAACGTGGAGGTGGATGGGGACACATGGCTAGAAAAAGAGGAATCGAGCTAGCCACAGGTAAATACATCTGCTTCTTAGATAATGATGACATGCTCCTTCCTAATCATTTCACCAACTATTACACCTTTATGGAAGAGAATCCAGAGGTGGATTGTGGTTTCTTTAATGCATATACAAAACCCTGGAACAAGGAAAGAACTTCTTGTTTAACAAGAGGGGGTATAGGTAATGCTGAGTTGATGTTCAAAGCTGAGGCACTTAAGAAAGAATACCAGCCAGATGCTGAATATGAACACGATTGGAGACTGGTTGACAGAATGAGAAACAAAGGATATGTATTTAGAAAGTCACCCAGTAAGTATACATACATAATCATGAGTATTCCGAATTATAGAGAAACAGACATTGACTAATGGTTAGTGTTATTATCCCTGCATATAAGGCTACAAAATACATAGATCAGTGTCTAGATTCTATACAAGGAGCTGAGATACTGGTGGGTGTAGACGGCTGTCAAGAAACATTTGACCACTTAAAGAATAGATCAGACATACGCCTGTTTTTCTTTCCAGAAAACGTAGGACCTTATATAATCAAGAACACACTGATTAATCAAGCATCTAACGAGCATATTCTGTTTTTTGATTCTGATGATGTTCTTGCTGAAGGAGTTATAGATAGGATAGATGAGAAGTTGGCTATAAATGATTACATAAGGCTAAACTATGTCAACTTCTATAACAAGATAGATGATAAAGGAAACAAGATGAATGATGCTGTTATAGCAATCAAACGTCATGTGTTCAACTCTCTAAATGGATTCTATCCCTGGGTGTGTGCAGCTGATACAGAGTTTCACAACAGACTCATTTATAATAAGTTAAGAAGCACTCTGTTGGATGGAGTGGCATATTACAGAAGACTTCATGGAGAAAATCTCACCATGAGAAAAGAAACAGGTCACGGATCTGCTATAAGAAATAAGTACGTTGAATATATTAATAACTGCCAGAGAACAAGCTCATGGCTAAATCCCCAAACTAAAACCACAAAAGACTATGTTACGTATTGAAATGCCTAGAAAGGAACTCACCATTGACCCTAAGGTGACTGTTGGAAATAGAGATAGATATTCTACAGCTACAGCTGTGGCATTTATTAATGAGAATCTGTTTGTATCAGCTGCTTTCAATAGCAGAAAGCTCTATTTAGTTGAAATCACTCCTGACGGACATAACATTCTCCAGGAGCTGAAGACTAGGCATTCTCCAGATCTTATGAAATATAAGGACGGTGTTATTTTAACATCAGACTATCCATATATGGAGCCCAACGGACATGCTTCCATATACGATCTAGTAGATGGAACTATCGTGTTTAGAAAAGAGATTCCCGTCATCAATACAAAAGCACATGGCTGTGAGATTGTAGACAAGGACACAATCATCATTACATCAAACAGTGACCATAACAAAGGAATCTTGTTTATAGATGTCAACACTGGTGTAATCAAGCAAAACTTCAAAGATGTGCAGCACTACCCCAAGGATGTATGTATTGTAGGGGATGTGTTATTCACCGTATGTGCAGCTAGTCTTCCTCAGATAGGCAAGACAACAGTGATTAGAGAGTCTATTCTATATGCGTTTGATAAGAACACGTTTCAGAAAATAGATGAAGTTACATTCCACGGACAAACAGACTCTATTGTGGTGAATGGAGAAGATGGATTTATTACCATCCAGGGAGATGACACTGTCCTACATTTTAAATTTGTAGACAACAAGCTATCTATTGTAAAAAGAATTGGGGGATTTAATTTCCCCCATGGTATTTCTTTCTTAGGCAGTAAGGTGGCTGTTACCAACTATGGTGATAACACCATTAGAATATTCGATGTTGATGAGCTAAAAAGTCTGTAAGCATTTGCTTATAGTCATGCTTCCATTTTGGTGTTAGCTGAACATCTCCTGTAGGAATCTTTCCTTGCATTCTCAGGTTTTCTACATGTGCTGAATGTCTCTGTATAACATTCGGTGAGCCAGGTTTATCATGTCCTTGACCAGACATGTGATAGCTTCTTCCTCCCCACATGTAGAACCAGCTAGCCTTTTCTTTAGGCATTTCAGCAAACTTACGTCCTCCGTGTTTGTGCAGACGTTCTATGAATGTCATATCATATCCAGCATTCTCATCTGGATGACCACCAATGGCTTCCCAGGCAGACTTTCTAAATACAATACCAGAGTTACCTATCCATGTAACATCTGTAATACTATCTCCATTATAATATACACCTGTTTTCCAATGCAAGATGTTGGTCTCTGGGGTGAAGTGATCAGCTACATTCTGTAGATGGTTAGGCAGAGCTATGTCATCATCATCCCACTGACATATAATATCCCCATCACACAGATTTGTAGCAAAGTTTTCCTTTGCTCCAATGGTGCTGAATGTTTGGTTGACGTTATATATTTTCACCTGTGGGTGATCAAACTTGAGGGTCTGTAAGGGATAGTCGTTCACTATCACTAGCTCACACTTATCAGCAGGGTAGTCCTGCTTGAGGAAAGCGTTTAGACTCTCCTCAAGCGTTTCTACTCTCCCGTAGGTGATGCACTTACAGGATATAAATGGTAAATTACCAGACATGGATGACATCAAATGGTGATACAAGAAGTACATCTAGTTCATCACTCAGAGGAATGACATGAGCCTTGGACAATGATCCTGGATCTACCAGAATTACATCTCCTACAGAGATATTTGTAACAAGATCTCCTACGGCATACACTGTAAGTCTAGACATCTTCTTCAACATCTCCCTTTGGAGAGCCTCTTTTGTGTTTTCATCTACCACCAACTTGCTTTCTTCTTTCTTGGGAATCTCTACATAGATGCGGTTTCCCAGCAGTTTCTTGAATTCCATTATTTCTCAATGTTTAACAGGTTAAAGAATCTTTCTCCATCTTCCTTGCTAAGAGAAATCTCAGACTGGAAGGTGTTCTTTTGACGCTTCATCCCCTTCATCTTGTTAGTGCGAGGATCAATATCAGGCACCTCTTGAGCACGCTCATGCAAATCATCTAACAGTACAAGCACTGTACCATCTTCGTTACTCAGGGAACGAATCACCTTGTTGATGTTAAAGCTGTCTCTTACATCAGCACCAGATTCACTTTTTCTGGTGTAGAAAAATTGGTTCATAAATTGTATTTGGTTTTAAATTGTTTACTTACCGTATTCATAATCAAGGATTTTGCCTACCAAATCACTTCTGTGATTCACCTTCAGCTTAATCCATTTGATCTCTTTAATCTTCTTAGAAAGCTCAATAATATAACTAAGTCCGTTAAACTCATCTTTGATATCCTTCTGTTCATTGTCTCCATTGATAATAATCTTTCCTGTTTTACCTAAACGTGTGATGATGGCTAGCATCTCCATCTTTGTTAGATTCTGTGCTTCTTCTACAATTAGCACATCATCGATTGTCTTACCACGGATGAACTGAACTGGGAGAGCCTTCACCTTCTCATCTTCAATGAGCTTATCCACCTCCTTCTTATCAGAACAGCATTTGTTCAGGTTCTCAATAAAGGCTTCCATATAAGGATCAAACTTCTCACCAAGTGAACCAGGGAGAAAGCCTAAGCTCTTCCCTACCTCAATAGCAGCTCTAGTATTGTAAATACAATTCACCTGCTTCTTCTTGAGAAAGTCTAGTGAAGCTTGAGCACATACAAGGCTCTTGCCACAACCAGCTCTTCCAGTGATGATAACTATTTGATTCTCAACGATTAACCTCTTTGCCTCCTTCTGTTCATCGTTAAGTTGTATGGCGTTTATAGACTTGATATCAGCTTTACGCTCTCTATTTGGTTCCTTCATACTTTGATTTTAACAGAGCACGTCTTTTATTCACTTCCTCATATCTGTATATATCCATTTCCACCTGATCATGCTCTTCTAGTGTCAAAAATATGATATTTTCCTCATCCAGAGAAGCTTCTGGATATTTTTCTTTTGGGAGAATGTGATGGAAGAACACTGTCAAAGGTTCCTTACCTAGATATTTCCCACTCACTTCTGAGTAGTGCCTCTTCTTTTGCCAAAGCTGTAAGAAAAAGTCTCTCATTTCGGAAATCTGTCGATTGTCCTCCTGTTTTCTTACAGGTTTTGAGAAACCTCTGCTTTTAGGTAGGGGCTTTCTAGGCTTGTGCCTGAAACAATATTCTCCTTCACACGGTGCTCCACAGGATTTACATGTTAACCTCATCGCATTCCTGCATAATGGTAAATAACACTTCTATCTCGATTGATGAGTCTAGCTGCCTCATTGATGTTGCCTTTCAAATGTACAACAATTTTGCAGAACTCCCTAACAGCCAGACGCTCTTTTGTATAAGCTCCCACCTGCAGACGCTTTGACTTTTGTCTAATCTTCTCCATATCAGCTCCATGCTTTTCAACACATTCGTTGAGCAGATTATCCAGGTTTACAGTGTTTCTATTAGGAAGGTTCTCTAGATCAATTTCATCAATCTCAGTGACATCAATACCTTTCATGGTTATAAAGTCTATTTCTAGACGTTTATTGAACAGTTCTTGAAACTCACGTTGGTATTGCTTAATCTTTATTAGTTCTTGTACACTCATGCTTTTTCAATAGTTTGTGTCCCTGTAGATCCAAAACCTCCTGTTCCTCGGTTGGTATCTTCCAGGTCTGTAGTTAATACGAATTCTGTTTCCAACACTGGCTCAAAATATATCTGAGCACACCTTTCTCCTACACCATATGGAAGAGCTGTTTCTGTTAGGTCTCCTGTAAGAGGGGCTAACACCATCATCCACTCCCCACGATAGTCAGAATCAATAATGCCTATAGAATTAGCCATTATCCAAGGATGCTTAGATAGGTTGCTTCTAGGGGCAAGAACACCTCTATATCCCTTAGGAATCTCTGTGGCAAATCCCAACCCATACACAGCTTTCCCATTCTTAAATGTAATGGATGTAGCATAAACATCAAAGCACGCAGCATCCAAACTCCCCTTTACAGGGAGCTTGGTTGTGGTGCTGAGCTTTCTAAACTTCACTTGCAGGCTCATGGCTAATGGTTTTAATTTTGTTAACGATAGCATTTCTAATCTCAGCATAGAACTCTGGGTTGTCCTTCAGCATCTTGCTAAACTCCTCTAGGTCATACTTGGTCTCATTGAAGGTGATGGTCTTGCCCCACTTCTTGAGCACCTCATACTCATTACCTAGTTCCAATACTTCTTGAAGCTTGTCAATACCCTCACCATACACAATCTCAAAATTGGCTAGTCTGTAAGGAGGACACATCTTGTTCTTGGTAGCTTTCACCTTGGTGATATTACCATAGGTGACATCACCCTCTTTAGCTAAGCTTCTGCTCACCTCGATGCGTACATCTGAATAGAACTTCAGAGCATGACCTCCTTGTGTTGTTGTGGGATTACCAAACATTACACCGATCTTCTCACGATACTGACTAATCACTACAACACAAACATTATTGTTTGCAGCAGCTGTTTTCAGCTTAGGATAGGCATTGCTGTTCAGTACAGCTTTCTTACCGATAGCACTATCACCCACCTCACCATCTAACACCTTCTTAGGAATCAAGGATGAGTCTGAGTCAATAATCACCATATCCACCTCACCACTATTGATGAGTTCCATTGCAATGTTAAAGCCTTCCTCACCACA